GCAGGCTGGTAGACAGCGCATCAATTTGTGTTTTTGACTGGGCGTTAGCATCCGCCAGTTTTTGTGCCCATGACTTTTCCAGAGCATCAACGTCACCGTTTTTCTTGGCTTGCTCTTCCGCTGCTCTCTTGGCGTCATCCTCGGCCTTGCGGCGAGCCGCCTGCTCTGTTTTTTTCTCGGTCGTCAGCTCATCGACTTTCTTTTTCAAGCCGTCGAGTTCTGACGTGTCAGGCAATCCGTCGACCTGCATTTGGTAACCGTCGCCGGACTCTTTGTAGAGCGCCTTCTGTGCGTCGCTCAGTGCTGCAAACTCGTCTTTCGTAATTTTAAATTTCATCATCAACCCCGTTGTGATGGCGCGGCCCCAGGCCACAGATATAAAAAAACCACCCGGAGGTGGTCGCTATAGTCCGGCGTCCGAAAACGCCCGTTCGTCAATGTCTCGCAACTGCTGCAGGCTGAGCCACTCTCCCTTATCGGAAAAGAACTCCGCCGGCCGCATACCACCGTCACGCATCAGGCGGGCGCGAGTTTCGCCCAATACCTCCACCTGTCGCTTGTAGGGCTGACGTTGTAGCCAGTCCCGATAATTGGTTTCCGCCGGCACCTGTCCATCCATGCTGGCGCGCGTCCCCGCTGGCATTTCGTCAGCATCGATACCCAACGCACGCCATGATTTCACCACCAGCGTTTCCACCGAACGGCAACAGAAATGGATCCGACCGGGTCCGGCGCCATATGGCACCTTGTGATCGATGGGTTTGTCGTCCAGCGTGTAGCGCAGGCGGTCACGAACGATGCAGGTCGGCGTCGTCTTGTTATCGAGAGTGGCCAGCCATTGTTTGCAGTCGATCACGTCAGCATTGGCCTTGCCAAACTCCGTACGCGCTACCGCTGCCATATGACTGACGGCAGTTTTTATCACGCTGGTGGCATTGGCCCGGCCGGTTTGTAATACACCGTCCTGATAATTTCGCGCGCGGGTACCGCGAATGCGCCGATAAATCTGGTCTGTCGTTTCCCCCTGCAGATACCCCTGGCTCACAGCGTTGCTGATCCGCTGTAACCGATCGCCCTCCAGCTTATCGGCCCACTCATTCAGCAATCGCCCCTGAAAAGGCCGGGCCAATGCTGCGGCGTAAACCTGCTGCGGGGTCAGGCTGATAAGTGGGTAACGCTGTTTCACCAGGTCGGGCAGCAAGGAATCGAACAGGCTGAACTGAAAGCCGCCTTCATAGCCGATAAAATCACCCAGCTCATCGGTCAGCGCCCCGTAAAGCCGCTGGTAAACCTGCCGATTGATGTCCCGCACACCACCCAGTAACGAATCCAGACGGCGAACGGTGAAACTCTGCGGATCTACGTCCTCCAGTGCCATCAACAACTTTGACGACAGTTCGGCGTCCGCCTGGTCAAGAATTTTCACCATGCGCCGGGCGACGCCTGTCGAATAGCGAGAGACAAACAGCGCGTGCGCGAGCGTCTCATCAAGCAGGCGGCTGTTTATCGTCCTCACGTCCACCTCCTGTCAGGTCCGGCGCCTGGTTGCGCAGCAAATCCTCCACCTCTTCCGGCGTCATGCCCTGGTCAATCAGGCCGATGCTCTGCTGGTAACGAATGAAATCAACAAGCAGCATTTGGCCGGATTGCACCATCTGCATCAGTACCGCCAACGCAGCGGAATCCAGCGCGGAAATTTCATAGCGTTTGTTCAGCTCGATAGTGGCTTCACCGCTGCCGGCGAACATTACCGCGAACGCCAGCGCCCGGTTGATAGCCTGCTCCACGTTGCCAACGCACAGGGACAGGATGCTGTTATCGGTCTGCGCCTCGTCCGTAGCCTGCGTTGCGGTACGGGCGGAGGTATTACGCTCCACCAGCTTCGCGCCCAGCATAGCCATTTGCTTTTCGCGGCGTTCGGCCACCGTCAGCGGCAAGTTGCGGTCTTCGGCCTGCACGATACTGATCACGCCTTCTTTTGGCAGTAAAATGCCTTTTGTTGAACCGACTTTGACGCCGCTCGACAGATATTTATCGGCCCATGCCTGATCCAGACCGCCCACTGCAATAGTCGGCTGTCCGGTCAGGTGCGCAATTTCAGCGATATCCGCCTCCGCCTGGTAGTGCTTAACGTTCACGTTGGCGATATCGGCCAGCGGTGGCGCGTCAGGGGTGTGATCGTTGTTGCTTGCGCCAATCCATGACCACGGCAGCTCTGTCAGTTGCTTACCGGCGCTGTCCTTCAATTCGGTCAGCTTTCCTTCCATCATGCCAGCGGCGCTCTGCTGCCAGCGGCGGGCAAAAGCCAGTCCATTAATCAGACGCAGTTCGATCCACACCTTTTGCAGCAACAGTTCGAAATTCTCCGGATCGTCTACCGGCTCGACGTAATGCACCACCACCAGTGACGTCTTACCGGCGGTCACACGCCAGTTAATGATTTCTTTGGCAGTGAACAGGCGGAGGATTGGCCGACCAAGCCGGGCCAGCGTCTGGTTACCGGTAGCGGTGTAATCCGTCAGGATGCCAGCGCGCCCGCGTTGAAGGTTCTGGCTGACACCATCGCGGATAAGCTGCGTCAGTGGCTGGCCTTCGCCGTCAGCGTCGGCCTCCAAATCAGCAACACGTCCGGTCATGGTGATTTTTACCGGTTTGCCAAACGCGACACCCAACAGGCCTGACAGTGTTCGCCCGGTGGCGTTAATGAATGGCGCCCGCTGCTTATAGGCTTTGTAACGAATATCCTGCGGGTCATCGTTGATGCTGTCGCTGCTGGGGTGCGGCAGATATTTTTTGCCGCGTTTCTTAATTTTTCGCTCACCATCAACACAGTCACCGACGAGCTCCCACTCGGGCAGAAACTCTCGGTATGCCGGGTGGCGATAATCGATGTTTTGCGTAGACATCAGTATGCGAATCCTATGTTGAGGTTGGTCACCGGCTTGATGATCGGGAAGGTTTTATGGATGTAATAGCCGGCGCCGTCGTTGGGGTGGTCATTGTCGGATTTTTTATCGGGCTCGCCGGTTTTTTCATCCCAGACTTGCTGCTCCAGGCATTCGGTATATACCGGGCAGCGCTTTACGTTGACCTTGTAGCGACGTGCGCCGTTGGCATTGCAGAACATGGCATTCATCGAGTTGATGCGGTCTTTTACCGGCGGGTTGGCGTTATCCACCATCACGCTAAAGCCAGCCTCCTGCAGCTGGGCAATATCTGTTTTGCTGGCGTTGTTCGACTTGCGAGAATCACCGGAGGCATCCGGGTAGATGTAGATTTCTCGCACCTTGCGATAATCGCTGCCGTCGTAAAGCCAAAAGCGCTCCTTGATGATGCGGATAATGTCTGGCGTGTCGTAGGCGTTGATGATTTCGTTAACCGCGCAAGGCAACCCCATACGCAGCACGTGAACAATGCCGGCCATTTTTCCGACGTTGAAATCCATCCCGATATAAAGAGGTTCCCCTGGCAGCTCGACTTCGTCGCAGTTGTTCAGATGTCGGTCGAACTGGTGGTAAATAGTGCCGCTTGTCAGGTTGGTGAATTGCCCTCGCAGATACGCTTTAATCAGCTCTGGCGGGTAACTGTCCATCAGTGACGGGATGTAGTCAGCAGGCAGGTTGGCTTCGTTATCGAACGTGGAGGCCTGCACCAGTCCGTACAGTTTCGCAAGATGGGGCTTATCCCTGACCTCTTTCACAAACTGGAGCCAGACGAACTTAAACCCCTCTGGCGTCGTGGTGACGTCGATCCCGTTGCGCAGCCCGTCAACCTTGTAACGCATACGCGCGATGATTTTTCGCCAGGCCTTTTGCGCCTTATCCTTTTTCATCACGTCGAGCTCATCAATCAGCGCATTACCGATTTTGAAGCCCACGATGGTTTCCGGTTTTTCCATTGAGCGGCAGATCGTCGTTCCCCGGTATTGACGCCCGGCGTAGAAATGTACCTCTTTGTTGCTCTCGTTGATCTGGACTCTCATCCCCCAGTCGTGAGCCACCTCTTCGACTGTCGGATAGAAAATATCGCGGATTTGCGGATAGGTCGGAGCAAAGTAGCCCTGGTTGATGCGAGGGAACTCCCACATGCCCTTACAGATGCCGCCACAGCCTACCCAGGTCTTACCGCTACCGAACCCTGCAACGTAGGCTTTGAACTTGTGAGGCATCGCCAGAAAACGAGCCTGAGGGATATTAAGCGTCGGCGCTATCATCGTCCCTCACTTTGGCATCCACCACGTTGATGTTGATCGCCACCGGTTTCGGTGTGTCGTTGTCGTCATCGTCGGCCAGCTCTTTACCCAGCTTTTCACACTCCAGGCGGGTCTTGTCCGTTGCTGCACGGCGAAAATCGGTATCGGCTTCGATTTTTGGCAGCATCGCCTCAGTAACGGCCAACTGGCTGAAGGTACGCAAAATCGACTCGATGCGCGCAGTGTTGCGATCCATTGCCTGCTCAGCGCCGCGGATGTTCTCGCGCAGGACCTTTTTGCGCTCCTCGCTCTCTTCATCACGGAGCGCCTCACCCCAGCGGCCAATGTTCGCAGCGGCAATCAAGTTTGAGGCCTGTACCCGACGCAGTTCGTCTTCCAGTCCCATCGCCTCGGCGTCTTCAATCACATCATCAGATAGCAGCATTCGGCGGGCATAGCCGCCATGTTTCAGCGCTGCCCTGTTGTTAGAGCCGAACGGATTGATTGGCGGGTCGGTACGCTTTCCACGTATCGGTTTCGTTTTGGGTTCAGGGGCTTTATCGCTTTCTTGGGCGTCTCCAGATTTGGCGCTACGTCCGCCGGTACGCACCTTTGATTTTTGCGTGCCGCTTTTGCGTACCTGCGTACCTTTTTGCGTACCCGTCTTTCCCTTGCGTACCCAGCCGTATTTCTTGGCGCGCTTTCTAATGGCCCCTTCACTGATGCCGTGTATCTCTGCCAGGTCTCGGAGAGAAAGTTGACCGGCACAGTAATCGCGCTCAAGGCCGCTTTCTTCCGGTTGTGACATAGCGTGCTCCATAAAAAAAGCCACCAGCCTCTACCCCACAGCGAGCCGGGTAGATTCGGTGACTTTGCTTTGCGCATTACGCAGCACCTGGATAGATGCTCTGTGATGGGCAATAAAAAACCACTTCTGATATTGAATTACAAGTTTCCGCCCAAAGATAGCTATAGCTACATACGCAATTTTAACCTCAAGGAATATAATATGAATTTCACACAAGCTGAAAAATTACAAACCCTAATGTTGTGCGACATTTACGAAAAACTTGGTATTGAAGATGGCTATAACCCTCAATTAATTCGTTCCGCCTTAGACACCGATAGTTACTGGGCCATTGGTTGGGCATATCAAGATTTAGCAACTGAAGAGGGCAACCCAAAAGAAGTCTCTTTCGTATGTGATGTCCTCGACATGTACTCCATTCTGCAATACACATACGAACGCCTAACTACAGAACAAAAAGATCAACTGGCGAAAGATGTCAAAAGCTTTAACCCTAAACACGATATTGTGTTTGGCGGGTTTGACTGGAATAACGAAGGGGAGTACGTCACTGTTACCAGAATGTTTAAACTATTGGAGCGATTCGAAACTCAAAATATTGATAAAAACTCTCACTCCCCAAGAGTTGCCATGTATAGCCGAATGCTTGAAGAATTCCTCCCGGCCAGAAAACACTTTGTACATAACGAAGGCGTATCATACGAAGCATTATGTAAAGTCCTCAACGCTCAGTTACATCCATCTCACCGTTAAACCTACTTCAAAACAGCAGGCACCCATGAGTGCCTGTCTTATTACTACTTTATGGTTTTATCCCTCCACTGAATCAGCGTTAGAACTTGGCTAGCGCAGATTGATAGGGCTGTTTGCAGCGCCAACGCATGGCTGCCGATATTGCCCCATGTGTCGCCGTGCAACGTTGGCATCTCACAGGGTTTGAATACTGACTCAGGGGGTAACAAGACGATCGGTGCCGGTGGCTGTTGTATCCGTTCCGCGCAGGAGGTCAAGCACAGCACCAGGAGCAACGCGACGGGCGCATTCATCGTTTTTGATCGCATCGAGGTATTTTCTCTGGTAGGTTTCGCCATGCTGGCGCAGTTGCTGTTCTCTCTGTTGCTGTTCGGCCATCATTGCGCGATTACGGGCGTCATCCGTGCGCAAGGTGGTGATCAGTCCGGCCTGCTGCGCCAGCGTTTTTTTCTGCTCCGCCGCTTGCTGGCGTGCCAACTCCAGCCGATGAGATAGCAGCGAGCTATAACCCCCCAGGCAGATCGATACCACCAGCAGAAGCAATAAGCCCCCACTGGTCAACTTTGATAGCCAGCCGGTCATGCCAGCACCTGGCGCGCACGTTCAAATCGCTCTTGACGGTCTGCCAGCCCATTCTTGCCGCCGTTGATCAGCAACGTTACCCGCTCTACGTCCCCCGCGTATTTCCCGCAATTTCGGGATTTCCAGAACCAACCAGCAGAGCGCATGGCATATTCGTCCTTTTCCAGCAGCTCGGGCACCAACAACAGATCGGTTTTTACACCAGTGCTGCAGGCACGGTAATTGTCCAGGCCGGTAATCTGAATAAGTCCGCGCCCACGATATTTCCAGCCGTCGCTCGGGCCTTTATTACCCATGCGGCTACCGTAGACCAGGTTGGCGATCGCCGCTTGGCGGTTTTCCGGTACCACGGTTTCCTCTCGCTGGCGCCCCAGCATCTTGCATTGCTCTGCCGTCAGTCGTTTGCCGAACGTGGATTGCAACCCGGCGACGCTGTAATTGAAGGATTCAGCCGTAGCGGTAAAACCTGCCGACTCATGCCCTACTTGGGCGATAAACATTGCCTGTTCCATCGGAGAAGTGATCCCGAACTCGGCGAAAGTCGCTTCCAGATGCGGAAACCAGCGCGTGGCTAATCCGGCGCCAATATCGGCCGCCTCTTTAAATTGGTCTTTTGTCATGGGTTATTCCTGCTTTGGGGAACCTGTACGGTTGTTCACGATGCGGCGCAGTAGGTTGCCGAAGTAGTCCACACCGGCATAACCGATGAACATACTGCCGAGCGACGCATAGGTAGCATCCCAGCCGATAGCGGCCAGGCAATCTTTGATAAAGTAGGCGGCAAGCGCGCACA